ATCGATCTCGTTATAGCCTGACTTCGATAATACAGTGTCATAATCATAACCAAGATCGACAAGATCACCGACTTTCATGCTTGATCTATGTGCAACAAAATCTGCTGTTTCTAATGATACTGAACGTCTTGAGAATAAAAATTCTTCAGGTGGTACGTTCATGATTTTTACACGACCACTATTTTTACGTCTTTTTACATCAACGTCATAACTTACCAAAAGTGGAATTTGGTTATCAGGGTCAATAGCATCATCACCATCATCACCATCATCTGCGATACCTATCTCATTCATAGATTGTGACACGATTTCTATATCGTCATCATCAACCAACATTGTTAATTCATCTTCGCTGAGGTTCTGATATGACTCCTCAACAGTTTGTATGTTTTCTTCCCAAAATACCTTTAAGACACCAATCTTAAACAGCAGTGAATCTTTGAACCAATTATAAATATTCACAAAACCATTATTATCATTATTGATGACATAATTAACAAGATCGGTTGCCTGTTCGGCAGCTTTCACATCTTCAGGATTACGTGCAACAAAATGAGCAAACTTATCTGATGATTGAAATACTTTCATGAGCTGAGGCATGATGTATTCGATTGTATCAGACACTTCTGTAGCGACCACTTGTGATCTGTTTTCTACTTCATTGCCGAATGGCTCACCAAGATAATAATCTAATGTTTCAGATCGATCTAATGAGTATTCAGTATCGTAGTAATTCACTGCATCGACCATGTGGTCATTGATCAGTGACTGAAAATTATTGTCGTCCATTTTCGGCATTATTTTCCTACTTTCTTCATTGCTTTTTGGTGTGCAGCTTTAAAAGTCGAACCATTTTTTATATCTTTTTTCATTTGTGCCATGTGTTTCTTACTGTGATGCTTGCTATGTTCCATCAGCATTTTTTTTATATAAACTTTCACGATGACCTCTTTTCTAATCCCCTATATAGCTATACCACCCTGCAACAATGTATTTTTCCTGACTGTCACTTACGACACCTCTATGTGTATGTGTCCAATCAGTTGGAAATATTATTGTCAGTCCTTTTTCTGCTTTTGTTTTTAACTTTTGGTAATAAAATTCTGTACCGCCATTTTCCAAATCATTTAAATAAGTTAAAAAAGCCAAACATTTATTGCTTGTTGCTTTACCTAACCTCTCAAAATGCCACCTCTTAAAACCACCTCCCGGTGGGTAATATTGTATGTTCGTCATTGTATCTATATTGAAATGTGACATTCCATTTACATATTCAAAATCTTTCGTATAAGCGTCTAAGCATTTCTGTAATTCAATGCGATACGATCTTATTGGTTGGTGCATTTCATCTTTACCAAAACCTATATCAAGCGAGTCTTTCGCATCTTTGTTGACCACTAATTTCCCTTGACTTATTGTATTGCCTGATGCAGCCATCTCTTTGTTTGTTTCGAAGTAATCAACCATCAGATCACAAACGACAGGGTCAATATAATATCCGCCAATAAATGTAGATTTATCAATAGACTTATCTCTCTTGATCATTACTGTCCCTTTCTTCTTTTGTTCAAATCCTTGTAATAACCATTAAATTTATTTGGGTAATGTTTTTTCTTCAAATCCTCATACTCAGAAGTAGTCAGAACATGGTGCTTAAAAACTACTCTTTTTTCAGTCATAGGGGTTATATACATCATCGGCTGCCCTGCAATGAAGTCGTACTGTTTACCAACCTCAAAAAAACAATTTATGTGTGTTGCAGGTTGGTTTTTAAAACTGACAGCACCTGACGGCATCAATAATCTATTTTCATAATGGTTATGAGAATAAACAGCTTGTGAGAAATAAAATGATATATCTTTCCTACAACGCAACATATAAGGCGAGTGTATTTTTAAATGATACAATGGTAAAAATGCACCGCCTGTCTGCAAAACACTATGTTCCGACATACCATAATTAAAAACAGATGCGGGATATTTCCAAGTATATGTATTATCTTCATTAATTATGATGCATAAATCTGCCCACATGGGCAACACAAACATATTATGAAACATACTGATAAAACCATCACACCTTTTGAACGTAGGTCTTTTTATCTTATGCATACCATCATCAACGATTTCTGTTGGGTGTAATGAGTGAAACCATTTCGGTAAATATTTTGTAAACTTATCAATCGGATAATCGGTACTTATTTGCTCATTATCAACAAAAACATCAACAGTTATTGTGCTGATTTTATTCCATACAAATATGTTCTTCATTAATCGCCCTTTTGTCGTGGGTATATGATCTCTACACCCAAACGTTTCTGCTCCTCACTACGAGGTCTAAGTATGGTCTTGCCTTTAGTGTTTCTTAGGCTGCCATCTTTAGCTAAATAATTTGATTGTCTGATGCTGCGTGCTTTTACATCGTATGCCTTGAACTCACCGGTGTTACGATCTAACGTCACGATATCGATCAACCCTAATCCCATTAATGGAACAAATACGAGCAGGTCGGGATTTTCAGTAAACTCTAATTGAACCTCGAGCTCAGCCTTGATGCCCTCAATCGTTCGCTTATCCCTTTTTGGCATATCACCATTTCACTCTGTTCGCCCAATATGCAGCGGACATTTTGCCCTTTTTAATGTTTTCTGCGTGTCGTGCTTTAAACGACTTCTTTCTATTCTTTTCACTTTCGGACTTAGGGTTCTTACCTGCACCCTTAACACCTTGTTGACCAAAACGTATGGTTTTAACCTGATCACCGGATTTCGCTACGACTACGTGTGACTTTGTAGGGTGACTTGGGGTTCTTTTCGGTTTGTTGTAACCATCAACACCTACTCGTGATAATCTTGGGTCTTTAGCCATTATCTGCCTTGTCCTCGATATTTTTTTAAGCTGCGTCTTTTAGCTTTATTCATTGTCGAAGTTATGGGTCTACGACCTTGTGATGTACCTTTTATTGTAGGTTCATGCAGCTTAACTTCTTTGACCTTAGCCATTAGTATTTTTTCTTGGCAGTCTTAGCAGCTTTTTTAAAAGCATCTGCCTTAGGTGCTTTACTGCTTTTTGCACTTCTCATGCGTTCTTTGCTGCCTGCTTTTATGCGTTTTCTTTTTGCGTGAATATTATCGTATAAACCTTTACTTTTGCCCGGCATATTGACCTCCAAATTGTTCCACCTACGTTTAAAAAGCTATTCAAAAAAGGGATTTAAATGCGTGTTCTTTTATTAGTAGGTGGTTAATCTAAATTCTTTAAAATCCACGCAATTACATCAACTGTCCAACCATTCCCAATCATCTTGTATCGTTGGGTATTTGATACACCCTCTGTATAGTTGTCAGGTAGTGTTTGCAGTCGTTCACATTCTAAAGGTGTCAGCTTACGATAGAAAAATTCATTCCTATATAAACCACTATGTCCACCCTTTCCACCTTTTGATTGTGCTGTAAGAGTAGCAGCCTTGCCACTAGTTTTATAAACTCTTGAACCCTCTGAGTAATTTCGTGATAAGTTTTTCCCATCTTTCAACCTACGACCGCTCTCTAAACCATGAGAAAAATGTAATCCAGCAGCCCCAATAGCCACTTTAGGCTCTGTGTTACCACCTTGCATAGAAGTAAGTGTCGGACTCTTGCCATCAGGACTGTATATTCTTTTAATCATATCGTGTCCGTTTATATCCGATGCATTTCCGACTTGCATCGGTTTATCTGATTTTTCACGTACTCCAGTCATTGACTGATTCCCGAAGCCTTTGTAATCTCTTGCCATCAAACAATGGGATTTTTCTATATTAGAACGATATGTTTCTTTCCCTTGATTAATAACTAGATCTGCGACTTCATTATTTTCGAGAATATCACGTAATACAATACCCCTATCATCTGGTTGCCTAATATTTGGAATGTTCGTCCAATACAAACGCACCCTATTCTGTGCAGATACGAGTGAACTATTAATCATAATAGGCTCAACACCGAGATGTTCTGTTATGACATCTTGGTATTCTTTTTTCATACGAACATTTTCGAGTAGAAAATATTTTGGTCTACATTCTTTTAGTACACGTACAAACTCAAAAAACAACGCTGAACGAGGGTCATCAAAATTAAGTTGTTTCCCTGCAAAGCTAAAACCTTGACAAGGACTGCCACCACACAATAAATCGATATTTTGATATAGATCACCCCTCACCTCCCTTACATCACCAATATGTACAATGTCAGGATAATTGGCTTTTGCTACTTGTATTGCATATTTGTCGACTTCTGACGCATAATATTTATCTACGTCAAAACCGCATCTTTCTATAGCAACACGAGCACAAGCCATTCCATCAAAGAGGCTTAATACTTTCACGTTAATCTAAATCAAATTTGTAACCATTTCTTGGGAATATCGTGTCTACGAATATCTCGATATCGTCATTGTCCATATTCTGTCCCTTGAGTATATCGTGCGATAACATACACAACGCAGTTGCAATCGTGTCACCGCTTGCAATCCCTTGAACCATTAAATCAGTAATGATCTCACCGAAAAAATTATAAGCATCATTAACATCGTCATTATCTAATAATTCGTAATATTCTTTTGTGTGGGTAGGACTTGGAAATTTGATGATATTACTCATACTATCCAACCACTATTTCCATAATCAATCTTTTGATTGAATTTGTAACCTGCACCGCTGCCTGATGCTCGAACAGCCATACCTGCAAACGTCAGCATCAATGCATCAGCAATATCCGGTGATCGATAACCACGTTTTTTCATTTGCTCTTTACTTTCGACTTTGAACTTACCGCTCGATAAAATCTCATATTGCACCGCAGTCAACTCGTTAACGAGCTCCTCTTGATCGGGTATTAGTACATCTTTTTGCTCTAGCCATTCCCGGCATTTAAACCATAGCTCATCACGCAAACGCATATATCGGTCATTCATACTGGAACTCTCAGCAACATTGATGCCACGTGCCGGTAAATCGAGCTCAACGAGCCTATCTACCACACCTGCACCCAAACCAATCGAATCGATCAGAATTTCACTAGGTCGGTCTTTGTAAGGGGTTGATTCATACTCAGCAACAATGATACCTACAGTTTCCATCAAATCCTTGCCACCCCAATGCTTGATTGGCTCGGTAATGACGTTTCCCTTACGTTTACACAATGCACATCGATCTGAACCCATACGAGCTATATCAATGCCCCAAACAGGTAAGACGTTGGTTGCCTCAACGT